TTTCAAAACATTCATAATATCATCTATACTATCTACAATTATCATGCCACTCGTATCAAAATAATCACCAATATCGGGTGCGCCCCTATAGATGGGAATTGTTCCTGTAACAAAACAATCTGTCAGTTTTTCTGTAAAATAAGAAGGATATTTATCATTTTCCAACACAATAGAATACATGTATGGTATTAGCCCTTCAGACTTATCGTGCCAAACATCACTTCCATCTTTGAGATGACATCCCTCATTCTCACCAAACGATCGTTTGGTGTCACCAAACGAAGTGTTTGTAATCGAACCGAAAACGTGTATTGGTGGTTCTATATTTTCAAGATCTCCGACAGATAAAGTATATTTCTCCTTAAATTCAACTACTGAAGGTGGACCACATTGTTCTTTTATTCTTTCGTATAAATCATGCCTCATTTGATGACCTTTACACATGTTCTTGTTTGAGGATATAAAAGAATTCACAGCACCACCTTCCTTATAGTGTATGTCCCATTTTTCTTTATGAATCCAAGGTAAAGTGCTACCAGCAAAACAAAACTGAATCTTATCATGAAGTTCTACTAACTCCTTGTCGCATGTAAAAATTACATCATATGCATTTATCAGTTTTTGCAATGCTGGAGTTATACCATCTACCTTAAAGTTTCCTTCTTCGTCCGTAGTATATAATTTTGAAAAGAACGGAACGATAGAGCGAGACTCACACAACCATGCGCACTTCTTTGCTCTTCTTCTCTCTGTTTCCATTCCGACTTCAATCTCACCATCAATCCACAATTCAACATCACCCTGAACATCTTCCCAAGAAAACAACCTGGGTTTCATATTGGAACATGAAGACTGGTGGGGTGAAAAAGGCATACCATAAATTTCCCACTTCATATTTTATCTCCCGTTGACTGCCATTCAATCATCTCTTCATCCATACCAAGTTTTCTCAAAGATTCTTTCTTTGACTCTACATCTGCAAGTCCCATTGTAATGTAAGTATTTTCATTTGTGTGTCCTGGCCAAACGCAATAATCAGGACCAACAAACTTTATATTCATATTATTAGCAAATGCAGGAATCAGAGCAAACAAAGGTTCGTGGTCAAATACTCCTTTATTGTTCTCGATTATATCATTTCCTAAGTGTATCCAAGTTTCAATAAATCTTTTTGCTTCTGACGTATTTCCGAAGTATAAAGGAGAAGCCTTCATTCCTGAAATTTCTCCGTTTGCAGTAGCAAACACCACATCAACCGATTCATCAAATGTATCAAATATATCTAACGTCTTATGAATTCTACTATCTATATCCATCCACACTAGGGGTTCGTTATACTCTTCTAGTCTTTCTAGGATATAAGCAGGTTTACTGAGACAATTTGCTTGATATGATCCTAACGACTCCTTTTCACGAATATCATGAGGAATACTCAACGACTCGCATTCTTGCTTCAATCGTTTTGCATGATCGCTATAGTAGGTCGTGCCTTCTATGTCACTATAGAAACTAATTATTTTTATTTTCATAATAAAAAATCCACACGTTATCCATTGCCAATGTGATACTTTGGTATCAACTCCCAATCATCTTTATCTTTATAAGGTAAAATTTTTATCTGCTTAACACTAACTTTGGGGTCATCATCTTCTAGCGTGTCTGCAATTTTTAATAAACCCCACTCTTCTAATAGAGTCGCAATTGTATTTCTTCTACCAATATCACTTTCCGAAATGTCAGACTCTAATCCATCCAACTCAAACAATTCCTTAAAATGCATAATAGCATATCTTCCTCTTTTGTGAAGTATATGACACGATTGATATAATTTGTTTTCTTTTCTAGAAGAAAGACCTATTCGGGTAAGAGTTTCTTTAATTTTAAGAAAGTCATCACGCATGTCAATAGTTATTTCTATTCCCAACCCCTCAAAAATATCATCTTGTTCCACACACATAATAAATATTCCTTCATCATTTTATACACACTATATATGATTTTACTTCTTTATGCCACCACCAGATAAATATTGCTCCATTTCTAAAATATCATCTCTTGTCAGTAAGTCTATTGTTTCTTTTGTTTTTGAATTTGAATAACCATAATATTCCTTCACCACATCAAACCCATCCTCTGTTTCGTTTTTTAACCACTTACTGTATCTCTTCCTTTTTCGTATCACGTTCAGGTGATAATCAAACTGCATATTTTTATCAAGAAATGGAAACTGGTTCATCTGATTTGAATGTATTATTGTGTCTATAAAATAAGATAAACATCTATTCACCACAAATGGGACATATTCCTTTTCTGCCAGTTCATCGCCTAATATGATTTGTTCCTTAGTGTAGTTTATTGCATTTAAGTAATCAAAAAGTTTCACTTCATCACCGCTATTACATGTTCTCTCCTGATGATATCATACTCTTTATGAATACCGATACGAGATCTTGCATCATAAACAATAACATCGCCCTCTTCATATGATACCTCTGGAATATCTCCATTAGATATAGGAAGTCCACATCCCATTGATATGATCTTCGCTTCACAAAACGACCCATCAATAGAGTCTTTTACTTTGTAAATAATTCCACCCTGAGATACCTTCTCTTCTTCATAATCAATCTTCTCAAGGATCAGATGATCACCTTCTGCTGTCATTTTGTTCATTTGAATTCACATCCCATCATTAATTCTACTATACACGCGACTAAGTTAATTTCCTGATCTGCTACGAATGCAGACTTGTATTGATATTCGGCTAAAATCAAAACTGCTTGTGGAATAGAAGATGGTGTAATATAATCATATAGACCATCGTAAACTTTCCTAAACAACTCTGAGGGAGCATTATCTAAATTCTCCACTGCCCACTTTCTTGCATTGGTGAAGTCTTTCGTCTTCATGTGACTCACCAAATCCTTAATATGTATCTCTCCAATTTGAGTCAAGATACCAGTATCGATTTCCCCCGCAATAGAATACCGCTGTAACTCGTTCAGCACCCTCCTGAAATCGGGGAAGTGCTTCATGATCAACTCTACGAGAACTCTTTCCTCATAGGGGATTCCTTCGTTATCTAAAACATACTTCACCCTGTCCATGAACTGAGATGCTAACTTTGGTTTCTCTTTCTTCGGAACAGAGAAGTTAACCGTTGTGCATCTTGAGTGTAGTGGTTCAATGATACGATTCTTGAAGTTACATGTGAGGATAAATCGGCAGTTGTTGCTGAACTCCTCAATGAAACCACGCAGTGCGGGTTGGGTTGACTGTGCGTTTGAATAATCAAATTCGTCTAAGATTACTATCTTCTTACCACCAGACAACGAAACCGTACTAGCAAAATTACGAATCTTTGTTCGGAGTGTGTCAATATTTCCATCTTCCGAACAGTTGATCATGATATAATCTGTGTCAAGTTCGTTGCATAGTGCCTTTGCAATGGTAGTCTTACCACACCCTGCTCCACCAGAAAGAAGGAGATTCTGCACCTCTCCAGAATCCACCATTTGATTGAAGGTGTTTTTGATTGATTCTGGGAGAATACAATCGTCTATAATTTGTGGACGGTATTTCTCACACCAGAGATATTCTGTTTGTTCTTTTGTTTTCATGTTGTTCTATCGGGTTTGATCATATGGTGTGTGGACAAACTCAACTGTCTTGTAGAAATTCTTATCGTTCGCTAACATATCATCCATGAGTCCTTCAAAATTATACTCTGGTTTCCAACCAAGTCTATCTCTAATTTTAGAAGAATCTCCTTTTAGATCATGAAGTTCTTCTGGTCGTAGAAACTTCTTGTCTAACGTGACATGATCTTTATATTCTAAACCAATTCGGCTAAACACATAGTCACAACAATCTCGGACAGTATGTGACACACCAGTAGCACACACATAATCATCTGCTTTGTTTTGTTGTAGCATCATCCACATCGCTTTTACATAGTCCTTTGCATGTCCCCAGTCTCTGCTTGCATCTAAATTCCCCAATGCAAGTTCAGTCGCTTCGCCTATTTTGATTGCAATTGCACCTTGAACTATTTTGCTCGTCACGAAGTTAGATCCCCTACGAGGCGACTCATGGTTGAACAGAATACCGTTGCTAATGTGCATACCATAGGACTCCCGGTAATTCCTACCGATGTTGAACGCAAATACCTTTGCGCACCCATAAGGACTCACAGGACGCATTGATGTTGTCTCTCGCTGATACCCATCACGATCAATGCAGTTTCCGAACATCTCAGAAGAAGATGCTTGATATATTTTTGCATTAGGACACACAATCCGGCACGCTTCAAACATATTCAACACACCAACCGCGACTGCTTGTGCTGTATAGACTGGAACATCAAAACTAATTCGGACATGAGACTGTGCTGCAAGATTGTAAACTTCATCTGGTTGAACCTTCTCAAGAATGTGGATCAACGAAGATAAGTCTGTCATGTCGCCATAATATAATTTCAATTGATCATAGCAACTATCTAAACGAGCAGTTTGATTTTCTGCTACCGAATTTCTTTTGAGAACACCATGGACTTCATATCCCTTCTCCAAAAGAAACTCCGCGAGATAAGAACCATCCTGTCCGTTAATACCTGTAATTAGCGCCTTCTTCATTTTCGTGCATCCTCATAGTTCTCAACGAACCAATCTATTGATTTTTTTAACCCAAATTCAAGTGGAACAAACTTGTAATCTGGTAAGAGTGCTTTTAGCGTCATATTATTTGATGGTTTTCGGAACTGGCCATCCATCTTTTGGTTGTATGTGATGTTCCCCTCGAAACCCATCTTCCATGCTATCTCTTGTGCAACGACAGAAATGCAAACTTCCTCATCTGGTGAAACAATCAAAGGTTCAGCATCATTGTAATTCTCTAACACCCATTGTGTAATATACCCAACATCTTTAGAATATATGAACTCCCGATATGGTTTTCCTGTTCCCCATATTTCAAAATCTGTGTTGTTCTGTTTTGCTATATAACACTTATGAATTAAAGAGGGAATCACATGTCCAGAATCCAAATTATAATTATCATGTGGTCCGTATATGTTACAGGGGATTACAGTGACAAAGTTGCAACCGTACTGGTCCCGATATGCTCTGCTCTGGACCTCTAACATCCTCTTCGCATAAGCATATGCATAATTAGAGGGATGGGGTTCTCCAAGATGAATCTGACATGGAGTGAGTGGATAAATTGCATCGTCTGGAAACACACAAGTTGATAAAAATGAAACAACCTTCTTTACACCTGCAATCCTCGCTGCTTCAAGAACGTTGGTGTTCATCACCATGTTCTCGTAGTAGAATTCCCCAAGATGTTCCGAGTTGGCTTTGATACCACCAACCTTCGCAGCACAATGAATAATAGAATCAATTTGATTCTCCGTAATATAATTCACGACAGAATCTAAATTCATT